TCCGAATAGGGTTAGATTTAGTGGGTATGTAACTACCGCGACTAAGCTTATTTATTACAGGAGATAAAAAAATTCCTTTTGATATAAACGCATTTTCTGCACATTTAGCACAATATGGATATTCAAGTGCTAATCGTTTTGATGTGAATATAAACTTGCCTTCTATATTTACATCAACTGGCACATCTCTAAGTGGCCTGCCAGATATTCTAAAATTCAGGGCACAAAATGTTAATCTGCCCTCAATTGCTTTTATGAATACAGAATCCAACCGTTATGGCATGGGGCCAGTTATAAAACAACCATATAATGCTGTATATGGTGATATTCAAACCTCATTTATTACTGATAAACAAGGGCTTATATATGAATTTTTCTTTATTTGGATGAACGCAATCTATAATTTTTCAGAAACAAGTTCTAATAGTTCTGCTAGTGGAAATATTAGTATTCCTGTAAATGGAACCGCAACCAACTATTCTGCACCAACATACACAACAAGATATGAAGACGATATTGTTGCCCCCTCTATTGATATAAATGTCTATGATAATACAGGGAAGACAATACAAACTGTAAGCGCTTATAGAGCAAAACCAATAGCCTTTACTACTATTCCCCTGGCATGGGACCAAACAGACACATTACTAAAGTGTAACGTAACATTTACATATCGTGAATGGACAGTTACTTTTCCTACTTAATTAAGGAGATAATATGATTCCTACTGTTATATATCCAACTGTTGAAATATTGCAACCATCAACAGGTAAAAAATTATTATGCAGAAGATATTTAGTACGTGAAGAAAAAATTCTTCTCCTAGCCAAGGAAACCAAGGATATTAACGACATTCTTAAGGCAGTTAAGGACGTGGTTGCCATCTGTTGCCAAGAAGATGATTTCAATATCAATGAAATTCCTCTCTTTGATCTTGAATATATTTTCCTGCATCTCAGAGCAGTATCAGTCAATAATATTGAAACTTTTACAGTCAAGGATGTTGAAGACCAAAAAGAGTATCCGCTTACCATTAATTTTGATGATATCAACGTTCATTTTGCTGAAAATGCCCCTGATAAAAATATCAAGGTTAATGAATATACAACAATTGTTATGAATTATCCCAAGGCGTCAATCTATGATGATAAAGATTTCAAGGCGCGTTTAATCAAGGAAGGCATTTTCGAGCTTGTGGTTAAATGTATTGAACAGGTTTATAATAAAGATGAAGTTGCAGATATGACATTTGAGGAACTAAAAACCTTTACTGATAGTCTGGATATCAAAACATTCAAGAAAATTGAAGCTTTCCTTACCTCTTCGCCCTCAATAAAATATGTGGTAAAATATACTAATAGTCTCGGAAATGAGAAGGAATTAACCTTTAATTCACTTATCGATTTTTTTTTATATCTTTAATTCATACTAATCTAAGCACTTATTATTCAACTAACTTTGCCCTGCATCAGCATCATAATTATTCATTAACTGAATTAGATAATATGATACCATTTGAACGCACCATGACTATTCAAATGGTAACTCAGACACTTAGAGAAATTGAAGAAAGAACTAGGGCTTTGAATCCTCTTTAATTACTTCTTAGCTTTATCCTTAAGAATCTTCTTAATCCAGCCGATACCAATATCGCTGGAATGAATAGACGCCATAATTGCGTTATCAACTTCTTTTTCAATTTTCTTCTCGATACCAGTTGTGTCCCCAGAATGTATACTTGCATGAATACTATTGTCTTTTTCCTTAGTCATTTTATTCTCCTTTGCTATATTTATTATAAATTATCTTATCTTTTACAATTCTTAATTCATATTGTGGGGCATGAATATCCCCAACAAGACGAACATAATCTCTTCCGCCATCAATTGCAACCCCCCCAACTTCTCTAAAATCATGACGATAGCGACTGAAATAGATCACCCCATCAACCTCCACACCCGTAAAAGGCTCCAAGGTAGCTGAGAGAGCATTGCAAACCATAAGATTGTTATCACCATCATAATAGAGACCAAAATAATTCGATCCTTCAGGATGTGGGGTTTCCTGATAGAAGATAGACACACAGGGGTCTGCCCAACCTCCATTTTTAGCCTTCACCTGAGTATCACAAATATAAGTAGCGTTGCGAATCTCTTCGATCTTGGCAATGGCTTCCTTAGTAAAGTTGTAAGACTGATTATCAACTTTCATAATAAAATTCCTTTAATTTATCTGTGTGTGCCAACAATATAATTATCAAACAGTTTTTTCAGTCTCTCATCAGGGGGTGCCACAGAGCCAGCATTATTTTTATCCTTATGGCTTCTCTCATCAGGTGAACCTGACTTATTAGTATGATCTGTAAAGAGCGCCTTCACAGAATTTGATCCTCTATTAGACACCGTTTTCGCCGCATTGTCAATACCTGTTTGCTGAATATATGGTGCAAGATTATCAGGCTGATAGCTAGAAAAATCCAATGCAGGGCTGTCTAAACGATTATTAACATTTAAAGGTCCATCTTTAAATCCTGCTGTAATATTTTTACTGTCAATATAGTTAGCAATTTTTCTAAATGCTTGATCATTAACTGGCCTGAAATTAGGAGAGTCAACAACTCTTTGATCTTGTTTTACAGCAACAGCAGCAATATTCTTAAGATGCCCAGCAATTTCTTCTGCACCTTTACCTTGAAATCCAGTAATTCCTTCTGTCGCCCCTAGTCTATCACCATTACTGTCTCCAAATGCAGGAACTCCAGGATACTTTGCTTTAATTTCAGCAACGCCTTTTGGGGCAATATGATATGATTCTGAACCAGTTTCAAAGCTAGAAGGATATTCAGTCTTGACGCCTAACTCTGTCGCAGCCTTTAAAGCACCATCATAAGCTGCACCACTACCATGAACAGATTTATTAGGTAATACTAATATTGGATCATAGCCTTTATCTTTAAGAGCCTGAAGAGAATTCTTAACACCAGCATATGATTTATTTGAATCACCCCAATCATTGGTGCCAGCAGCAAGAAGAGCTTGCTTCTTTCCGCTTTCCGACTCTGCATCTTTTGGTAATATCCCATCCAAAGCAGCCTTATAGTTACCAGTTTTTTGATAAATATCCCTAGCTTTTTTTAGAGAATCTTCTATTTTTTCATCAGAAATAGAGGCTCTATCATTTGGATAGTAGCTTCTTCCATGATAAGCTACAGACGCCCATTCTTGTGCAGTAGCTAAATGTGCAGCACCAAGATCATCGCTTTTACCCATGATAAAATCACGTATTTGGGGTCTCTTATCTCCAGCTAACCATTCAGTATATAATTTATCTTGAGTAGCTTTATCAAATTTTTGATTAGGGTCTAATTTTAGATGTTCAACACCAGCAGCTAATGTTTTAGGAATCATTTGGTAAGCGCCTACCGCAAACATATTATGCTTGCTTTGCTCTTCCATAACTTGAGCAATCGTCATACTGCCTAAATCAGCATGACCAACACCACTTAAACCTTGAGGGCCTTTATTATAAATCCCATAATTTCCACCAGATTCTCCACCAAATAAAGACGATGTTACAGAACCAGAAGCTACTTCACTAGATTTTGATTCATCTCCATATTTAACAGTAGGCTGACCACTCATCTTTCTCTTTATATCAGCTACCCCAGGAGTTAATCTTGAATTAGCAGCATCAACGCCTTGATCATCAAATGTTGGTTGTAGTGGATTAGGATTAGAACGATTATCAGGCGATTGTGGAAGAGCAATATTAGCTATTTCTCTAGATAGGGCAGGAGGGTGCCTATCTATGAAGTCTTTATAATCATCTTCACCGCTAGTATTTTTGATGCTTTCATTAGCTTCTTTTTTATCCTTAAGACGTTGTTCTAGTTCATTTTTAATACCTTCGGTGGCAGTTGTATCTTGACCATCTTTTCTCATTTGCTTAATAGTTTCATTAAGATTATCAATTTGCTTTGTTAATGCAGCAATGGCAAGATTAGTTTGTTCTGATCCTGATGATTCTTTAATAGCCTTTGCCATATCAACAAAATGATTATAATCGTCGGCTGGGATACCAATAGGGCCATATTTATGCTCATTTGGACTCGCTGTAGGATCGGCTAATTTTGCATCTGCTACACTTAAAGCAGTTAAGGCAGCTAATGGGCCACCAAATCTTGTTAGCCCACCTAGTAGTTTCTTGCCTAATTCCCATATACCAATACCAGCAGCAGTATCTACGACACCACCACCACCGCCGCCTCCACCACCTAGTAATCCACCGCCTCCACCACCACCACTCAGAAGCATCTTTTCAAGCAAACCACTTATTCTTCTATGCTCTTCCAAGCTGGAATTAAGAATAATATTGGTAACCTGAAGATCGCCATGAAGTTCGTCAAACCCTTCATCAATAACCTGAATAGCAGAAGAAGAAAGGCTACCTTTTCTGTCACCAGAAGATGATTTTGATGCTTTTGATGCTTTGTCCCTATCTTTCTTATTATCCTGATCCCTCATCCTATCCATCATCGCACCAAGTTGTGGAAATGCGCTGCCTATAATATGGCCTGATGCGGCTGTAAGGGCTGATCTAAAAGCTGATACTGGTTCTTCATTAGACAAATAAATATTCCTTTTAGGTATTTATTTACGATAAAAGGAATCACAACATGAATGAAACATGGTTTAAAGATAATTGGCGACCCCTAGCGGCCTATACCTACATTTTTATTTGTATCTGTGATTTTATCATATTTCCAGTAGGTAATATGCTTGTATGTTATTATCTTCATACTCCATATGTTGTTTGGGTGCCACTCACGTTGCAAGGTGGGGCATTTCTTCATTTAAGTTTTGGTGCAATTTTAGGTGCTGGAGCATATACTCAAGGGCTTTCACAGATAGAAATGATTAAGAATATGCCAGATTATTCTCAGATGAATTATGGAAGCCAATATAACGCCTATGGGCAGCCCCCTTATAATTCAGACATGAATCCACCCATCTCTTCCCCTATGCCTCCCCTTAATCCTCCTATTAATCCTGCTACGGTTTTGCAGGCACCAAGGCGAGGGATAGGAAAATTATAACAATAAATAAAATTGTTGATCGCGATCTAGGCAATCCACCACAAAAGTTACTCTTAGTTACAAAACCCCTGCGGTATTTCCTTACTCTTTATAAAAGCATAAAGAAAAATTAATGATATAACTCCTATACCAATAATATCAGAAAATATTACAGGAATATAATAAGAAATTGCTGTAATTCCGATATTTATATAAAAAAATACCAATGAAATAGCAAGCAAATAAGTCATTTCAAATCTCCTTACCACCTTATATTATGAGAAACAGGAGCACCTGCTATATGAGCATCAATTATATTTAAGAGAATCAAAACAGATAACGCACCTATAATAACTAGCCACATTGGTATTTTCATTTCATTTCTCCTTATGATATTATTTTAATAATGTAACTAATATCTGGTCGCCCTTATCAATAGTTTCAACAGTGTATGTGTCCATAGTATTATCAGGAGGGGTGATATCTTTATTGCTAGGCACAGCTATCCATTGAAGCATAACCTTGCAAGTTGATTTATTTCCTTCTCTTCTAACCGTTATAATAGTATTTTCTTTAATCTTTATCGCAAGGGTTTGATTATTTTTTGTCAAATCTTCCAACACAGGAACGGCTGCGTTTGTTGGGTCCACGCCGAGCATCATCAATAATGTAAAAGGATTACGCAACGCTTCATTAAGCGGTTCTACAGCCTTTTCATCAATAATTTTTTGAAGCGTGCTGATTGTCTCAGGTGAAGAGCATGATGGCTCACTAGCTGAACAGCCACACATTTCCATTGCGCCCAACAAAGCTAAAACGCCAATACCATCCAAAATAGCCTTTTTCATATTAAATCTCCTTCAATAGTTCTTCGCGCACCCATTGCGCTTTAAAATTTGTAAGAACAAAAAATAATAGAATAAAGAACGGATCAAACATTTTAAATCTCCATTTTCATCCTCATGATATACTTTTTTTCATATTTGTCAAGTGGCAAAAAAAAACCAGAAGCTGGAGCATTCTGGTTTAATTGGGTGGTTTCTCTCCTACCACCAAAGTCGCGCCTAGTTACAACTGAGACGGCGGCGTTCCCTAGCCTATCAGAAAGGCAACGGATCATCATCCTTTAAATTATTGAAAAAGTCCTCTGAATTATCGCCTTCTTCTACTGCTTGTTCCTGTGCTGACGGTAACTCTTTTTGGGTCTTAGGAGCTACAGCAGCTTGCTTCTTAGCCTCAACTGGTGCATTAACCACCTGCCTAGAACCACTTGCGGTCCACTTATCAGTATCATATCCAACAACTTCGTCAAGATGCTTCTTAAGTTCATCATATGACTTGAAATTCTTAGGATCAAGATAAGCCTTAAGTGACCAACCCTGAATAGAGTTGAAGATTTCTTCCATCTTCTTTTCATCTGCAAGAGGCCCAACAGTTGTCTCAAAATGAGACCCCGTATAGTTTCTCTGCTTCTTTCCACCCTTAACTTCGCTGAAAATTTCTACAACGAAATTAGAACCTTCCCATAGATCAAATGGGTTGACTGCCTTCTTTCCTGCAAACTTAGGAAACATCAGCCCTTCGATCTTGTCGAAACACCACTTACCATACTTGAACTTCTTGACCTTACCATTATTCTCTGGATTTACGCCATCATCAACAACAAAGATATTGGAACGATAGTTAATCTTTCTGGCCTGACGCGTGGCCTGAATACGATTTGGATGAAGCTTGGCTGACTCAGAATCTTCAACTGAATCCCATAGCTTTTTATTGAAGGCCATAACTGGATCAGCATTCTTGTCAATAGAAAACAGACAATTCTCAATATACCACTTCTTAGTGTTTGGGTCTTGAAAATTGTGGGTCCACCATCTAATGAAATCTTTGTCTTCATCATTAATAGCTGGCAGGAAGCGAATAGTTGCTGTCCCATTACCAACCTTATCAACACCAGGATACCACGAATCTGGATCAGGTGCATAGTCATTTTCATTCAATGCCTCAGTTTCATCAATTAATTTTTTAAAACTATCGGCGCGATTCTTTTTTAAATCCTTAAACGACATATCTTAGTATCTCCTTTATGAGTGTGTTTTTAAGTATATTGTGATATTTTAGTAGGGTTTCCCCTATCACTATTTATTCTAATCTATCACAACATTCTACCAAAAGCTAGATAATTCTGAAATTATTTTCGATATATTTTCTGATCTTTTCCAGGTTAGGATGAACCTCGATTGCCATATCATATACCTCCTGCATGTGGCTAGTATAATTTTCCATTAAGGAAGATTCTTCACTTTGATGATATTCATCTTCGAGATAACCCCCTCTTTCTTCTATCTCATCTTTTAGATCATCATCACTGTAATCACTTAAAATATCATATGATGTATTCTTAAGATAAGTAAGCAGATAAGATGGGGTTATCTGTGCCAAAATATCGTCTACATCAATCTTTATGTCAAATGTGTTCATCGGTTTCCTCAAAATCTGGTAATTCTGGTGAAGTTTTCTTAATGTAATTAAGTTTTTCCGCCTCAAGAAAAGCCCTTGATTTAAGCTCAGGGTCTTTTTTAATGATGGGAGAAATAGTCTCTAAATCTATACCATTTTTATCACATATTGTCAATACGCTGTCTAAGAAACTTACCCCTCTCAAACATAAAATATCAACTTCTAATTTAAATTTATATATATCAAATTCTATTGATACCAATAGTAAAATCCTTTTTTTTTTAATAAATATTATTGCAATTCTAGTCGCGATATGTCACTATCCACTAGACCTAAAGACTATAAAGGAGTCATCAGCATTTGTCAACTATTTTTCTATATATTAAGCAACACCAAATTACTAAACTTCTTTATTTTGGTAAAACTGCTGTTTATAATCCTGAAGTATACTTAGGATCAGGTAAATATTGGAAACGACATATAAAACAACACGGCAAATTTATTGATACTCTTTGTATATGGGAATTTGATAATCAGGAAGAATGCACTCAATTTGCTTTGAAGTTTTCTAAAGAAAATAATATAGTTATTTCCGATAGATGGGCCAATCTTAATGAAGAAAATGGAATAGATGGCGCTCCATTAGGATATAAACAATCTGAAACTCATAGAAAACATAATTCTGAATCAAAAATTGGAAGAAAATCATGGAATAAAGGTCAAACCGGAATATATACTAAAGAAACATTAGAAAAAATGGGTAAACACACCAAGAAAAAAAGTTCTGCTGAAATAAAAGAAATTCGCTCTTTAGGGAATATAAAGCGATGGAAAAAACTAAAAGAAAAAGCAAAGGATGATCCAACTTTCAAATATTTTAAAACAGATTTTCATAAAAAAGGAAAAGATAGTCATCTATCTAAAAAAGTAAAATATAAAGAATTAATTTTTTATACTCTTGAAGATTGTAAAAAATATACTAACAAAAGCAGATATTATCTATTAAATGACCCTCATTTTTCTTATTTATAATTTGGCGACCCTGGTAGTTAACATTATTAGTAATCTTATAAATTGTATAAAAAATGCTTAACCTCCTGAATGATAATAGACTTACTATTGCTATTTATCATTCAGGAGCGCTTATGCACTCCTGATCGGATTCGAACCGACATTTGCAATTCCATTACAGATAAAGGCTTAGAAGACCTAGCTGATTACAGGAGTATAGTTTCTTATAGATTCAATATCTTTCAAAATTAAAAGATTAGACATTTGTTTTTCTAAACATACTATCTTATCTATTTGTACCTTATAACAAAAAGGATTTTTTGGATCAAGAAAGATATCAAAATCAGGTAAATAAAAATCGGGAAAATAGTTTCTGTTCTTATTATTCTTATCAATATAGATAAATGGTTCTTTCGGACGTATCCAGTTTATATTTATTTCATCTAATCTTATTGCAAGAGCTTCTTCCCATGAAGAATCTAAAATAATTATCTCATTATTTTTTGTGATATATGGTCTCATTGATCTTAGTAGACGCCTATGCTTAGATGCAAGAGCCTTTTCACTAAGTTTTTTTCTTGTTTCGTCTGAAGGATGCTTACCCCAATTATAGTTTTTATCTCCTGAATTTGCTTCTGATATTTTAGGGCATTTATATTTTTTACCAACATTCCAAGGAATTTGTTGTTTATTGGAATTTGATAATTTCTGTCTGTTTTTCTCAAGATCAGGATTCGCTGCACACCATCTCTGATGAGCAGCGTTTTCTCCACTATTAATCAATTCTTTTCCACAATATTTACAATTAATCATAGATGATCAGTTACTCTTCTTAATGGTTCGGTTCGTAGCCGAGGGAGATACCAAGAGATAATATATTATTTATATATAATTGGAAACATTTCTACTTATTTAAACTTAACACGTTCAATATGAGCAATACAATGATTTTTAAACCAGTTCATTAGATTATCCAATAAAATTGATTCCAGCATTCCTCTACCACGCTTTTACGAACCATGGAATTCCAAATCTTCACAACCTCTTCACGAGGAAACTGTTTTGCCGCTTCCACGATTGTATCATACTGTGCCTGACCATTACTCCAAACACGATGGTCATCACTATAATCATAGGTCAAATCATGCGCGTTGATCAGATTAGTAAATTCTGCAAGGTCCATCATACTTTTCCTTTTAAATTAGTATCAAGAAATTTTTAAAAAGCTTCTGCCTCTTCTTTAGTCAGGAAGAAATGAATTCCCGAAGAACATTCTTTCCAGCGGTCTTTGTTAAATGGCTCTGTCGGTTTCACGATTTCACCAACATTATAGGTAAGTGATAAATCATATTGTGAAACTCCGTTGCCTTCAAGAACTTCAGCATATTCAGCACGACATTTATTGGTAGTTGCTGATGATCGCTTGGCGTCGGCGGGAATTCTTAAGGTACAGATTACATTATTACAAAGCTTCTTATATACAATAATATCACCATCAGGTAAAATATTGAATTGTTTAAGAATTTCTTCTTGTCCTTCAAGGTTTGCACCATAAAGGTTTGCACCACTAAGGTCTGCATCACGAAGGTCTGCACAACTAAGGTTTGCATCACGAAGGTCTGCACAACTAAGGTTTGCATGACGAAGGTCTGCATGACGAAGGTCTGCATGACGAAGGTCTGCACCACTAAGGTCTGCATGACGAAGGTCTGCATGACGAAGGTCTGCATCACGAAGGTCTGCACAACTAAGGTTTGCATCACTAAGGTTTGCATCACGAAGGTCTGCACAACTAAGGTTTGCATCACTAAGGTTTGCATCACGAAGGTCTGCACAACTAAGGTTTGCATGACGAAGGTTTGCATGACGAAGGTCTGCACAACGAAGGTTTGCACAACTAAGGTTTGCATCACGAAGGTCTGCACAACTAAGGTTTGCATCACTAAGGTTTGCATCACGAAGGTCTGCACAACTAAGGTTTGCATCACGAAGGTTTGCACCACTAAGGTCTGCATGACGAAGGTCTGCAAAAGAGGCAATATTATATTCTTTTTTATTAATTAACATTTCAAAACTCCTTATTTTGCCAGATATTCCTTAACAAGCACCCACCAGTGAGAGCCCTGAGCAATACTATCGCCGCCACGGAAAGGTACCCACTTCTCGCCATGATCCACAACCCTGAGAGGAAGTCCAAGCTGCTTAATGCGCCCTTCAATATTAAGAGCAATCTTCTCGTCGTCACAATCATGTTGATAAAAGAAGCCACGACGGGTAATCCAACCGTCGCCTTTCTTCCGAAACCCATGTGACGAAGCCGTATAACCAAAGGCTCTATTAATCTTTCTGGTAGTGAGAGGATGGGGCAAAAAAATCTCCTTGAAAAAGTATCTTACCCCATTCTCAGATATTTGTCAACCCAATTTGTCGATTAAGGTTCTATAAATATTTTTAATTCCAGCCAACTCCTCCTCGGTCTTTATAAGCGATTGAAGCAAGTTATTAACCTCGGCGGCAGTCACAACAGACTGAAGCTCATTAGTAGGCGCTCCCTGAGTATAATCTGGATACTCATTCTCATAAAAGCCAGAGATTTGGCCAGCAAGGGCTTCATCACGTTCCTTAATGACGGCTTGAAGAGTACCTTCATAGGTGTCTTGAAGCTTCTCATACTTTTCAATAAGAACCTTGGCTTTCTCCTTATAATCACGGTAGCTTTCTACCAGATTATTAGCGTTCTCTAACTTATCAAAAAGATCAACAATTCTTTCATCAAGAACACGAATTGTGTCATTCTTTTCACTAACAACTTTATTAAATTCCCCTAAAACCTTTCCTAGAAAATCAACTTGATTTTCTAGGTCTAAAACATAACTCATTTTTCTCTCCTTCTCTGTTAAAATAATTATCCCCCCATTTCTGAGGGGAGAAGTTGTTTCTTTTAGGATTTCTTAGCCATTTCAAGAGCCAATTCGAAAGCCTGATTTTTTTTATCTTTAACGGGGCCATACCAGAAATTTTCAACACGAGCTTCTTCAGTGCGGCCCATTAAATGATCAGTGACATAAGAAATTGAGTTTGCTGCTTGCCACCACGAACCAGGAGCAAATTCCACACCGGGCTGATGGATAAGTGCAAGCTGCGCCAGATTAGCATTCTTGCTGACCTTGCGCTTGGCTTCAACCTTCTCCTTGACAACCTGAACCGGGAAAACCTGATTGAAATAATCAGCAACGGTTTCCTCGGTGTAACGCTTCGAACCGAGGAAAGCAGCCGCCGCCTCATAGGCGTCAAGCTTGGCTTCGGCGATCTTAAGGGTTTCCTTAGCCTTGGCGGCATCAAACACGACGCGATGGGAAACCTTGAAATAATTCCCCTTGCCGCCCAGAGCCATCGTGAGAGTGTTGTTACAAACCACACGAATGGGGGTGAAACGAACATCAATCGTCAGACCATATTTGTGGGAATTGGTGAAAAGCAGATAAGCCTCAACCCGATCACCACCAAAGAGGGTAAAGCTCTTGCCAACCTTAGCCAACGCCCAAACCAACTGACCACCCTTAAGAGAGCCGGCAGTCTCCATGGTCATCTGACCAGCATCAATAAACTCCTTGAAGAACTTGAAGGCTTCAGCATTTTGAAGCGGTTCCCAATCTTCGCCGACGATATCCAAAACCTTGTTATCACTAGTGCGAAGAAGGGCGGCGCTACCCTCGACAAGAATTTCCACGCCGGAATAGTGGGTGAAGATAGCTGCCTTGGCTACGGTCCAATCGCAACCAGCCGCAATCATCATTTCCTCGGAAGAGAGGTTATTAGCAACCTCAATACCAAGGCCATGCCAGGGCTTTTCATTGGTAAAAGCCATGTTTTCAATTTCATGGGACATTATTAAAATCCTTTGAATTTCTGAAAGGGCCATTCCCTTTCCATACTCAATTTATAACTCATAGTCAGATTTCAGTCAAGCACTATTTTCAAAAGCTAATTAAATAAATATTAAAAAAAGGGGAAAAAGCATGTACTCAGAATCAGTCTATGCCGGCGCAGACTTTTCATACTCAACAAATGTGGCATTATCTAATACCCTGTTGTGGACGGCCAATGCTTTTCTCACCACACTAGATTTGCTAGATGTTTTTACTGGTAATTCAGAAATTGGTCTCTTGACAGTCAACCTTACTCCTATCGTTAATAATACACCCAACTCTGTTAATATGACTCTTACCCTTACCGCACCAGGAAATACAACTGCACAATGGTTGACCAACTCTGTAAACCCAAACGAGAGAGTCCTTTATCTCTTCACAAAATTCACTTCAAATGGTGGTAATATTTCCTATGGAAACACCACAATTCTGCGCGTGAAAGCCACGCTAAGCAACTAAGATTTCTATCTCTTCATCTTCATTATCATTAATAGGATTCAGAGAGGGCATTGTAAGCTCCTTTAGATCAAATAGAGCATCTGTTGGCTTGTCGGCAGGCTGAAATCTCCAGTCTTCAAAGAGCATATTCATAATTTCCTTGAGACGATAGAAGGTTGTCTCTCCGATATAAACCGTGAAAATTACCGTATATAAAGAGCCATTCTTGAGATATATTTCTCTGCCATCACTTTTGATGCATTTAACAATTTCTGCCATAATTTTACCTCACTGCACATTATAATTATCAACACTATCTTGTGGTTTTTGAGTTTCTGACTTAGGAACGTATTCGTTGCTTTGTGGCGCAGCAGTCTCCACATGAGGGGCAGTATCACCATCACCATAATAAGAACCATTCTCAAGAAATTTCAGGCCCTTCATGATGCCACCATTTTTGTTCATAGCGTCATTCAACTCATCAATAAACTTCTGGTTGTAATTCATAACATACAATCTTACAGGATTTTCATCTAAAAGTAAATAGATTTTAGAATGATCGTCTGAAACAAATCCATACTCGATAGAGACCTTATAATCCTTCCATATATGATGGGTATAGAGAGGAATATTATAATCTAGTGGCTTGGGCGTTCCCAAAAGATTGGCAATCGTGATGTAGGAAAAAATAAGAAAAACCACATTCAACACCACCAAAATATATTTGTGCCTATAGTTATCCAGAAACGACGCAATAAGAAATAAGGAGGCAAATATTCCGAAAACAAAAATTGGTGTTAGCATTATCACTTGCTCCTTATATAGATATTTCTCGAATTAATCGATCTTTCATCAAGACGCCCATTAGCGTCAATCACAAAGTCAAACATGGTCTTCTCTTCGCCCTCCACAACATCAAAGGTGCCACGCATAATCTTAACACTCTTATCTGGATATTTGATTCTGATAATCATCACAGCTTGAATTATGCTTTTATGATTAGGATCAGGAGGGTTTGTTACTTCATGATCAGAAAAATAATGAACGTTAAAGACCCACTCGCCATGATAAGGTTGATGGGCGCACATAACCTCCATATTAATCTTTTCTGGGTTGTTATAGAAACCAACCACATCGCGATAAAGGTCTAGACCATGACCATGCATGTTAGAATACCCAATACCATGTTCATCTAGGGGAGACTTGCCCCAAAGGTCTAAGTCAACATTTCTGTTATTATCCCAATATAATTCAGCACAAACGCTTCCAAGCATCTTACTATCATCAGAATCTTTATGTGTCTGAATTGCAATCATGACAAATAGCATGAATAGAAATGCAGCAAACGAAATCATAATATCGGCGAAAGCTATACCAAATAGCGAAATATCATTTTTATTATTTTGCATTTTTGCTCCTTTCTATATAAGCTAATCTAGCTAATCTCTTTTTTTCCTTTGTAATATCAGAATCTTTCTTTCCTTTACGATAAGAATTACCTAAAAGAGATTTACTTATATTATGCTTATGTTGATCTGAACAACATTTTCCCTTTTTTGCTATAGACATTTTCTCTCTAGTTTTTTCAGAAGCATGTTTACCAAAATTATGATTGTTTTTTCCTGCGTGTGATTTACTCATTTTCTCTCTAGTTTTTTCAGAAGCATGTTTACCAAAATTATGATTGTTTTTTCCTATATTAGCCAATCTAATTTTTTCTATAGTTTCTGCTGTAAATGGTTTTCTAGGTTTTCCCTTAAGAGCTTTACTTATCTTTTTTTTACTTTCTTCTGAAAGATGTTTTCCTTTCATTGAGCTAGTTTCATGATAATGAAAACATGAAACATTATAATATTTTT